AGGTATATCATATAGAAACATAATGCTTTATTCTATTATTTTATTTATATCAACGACTTTCTTACAATGTCAGAATATCGTTGACCTATATAAATAAATATTATAGTAAATATAGTTTGCGAGCTTGCCGAAGGTTTTCGTAAAAAACAAATTTAATTTAGCAGAGTTTTTTGTGCATATCCTACAAAAATGAATTATTATTCACATTATTCACACCACAACCCAAGAACCTCATCTAAGGAGTGACTGCATTATGGCTCGTAAAAAACAACAGTTCAGACATCAAAATGGCTTTGGAAGTATCGTAAAGCTCTCTGGAAACAGACGAAAACCATTTGCAGTTCGTGTTACCACGGGCTGGAAAGATGACAAACAGGTACGAAAATATATTGGATATTATCGTTCAGAAGCAGAGGCACTGTTAGCACTGGCTGAATATCATAAGAATGGATACGATGTTGACTTATCCAAGTTGACCCTCGGTGAAATTTATGATCGGTGGATTAAGCGTATTGAACCCAATGTTGCCAAGAATGTGCTAATATCTCATAACATGGCATACACTCGTTTTGGCAGAATGGCAAATGTACCTCTCGCAAGTCTCAAAGCCGATCACCTCCAAGATTGGATGGATGACATTGATAACCTTAGCCCCGGTAGTAAAAAGCGTATCAAAAGCACAATGATTCAGATTTGGAAATATGCCATGAAGAACGACATCGTGGATAACAACTACGCTGAGTACATCGAAATCAAAGAAAAAGCTGAGAAAACAGGTAAGGTGTTCACAGATAACGAGATCAAAACCCTTTGGGATCATGTGGACGATCCAACTGCTCAATGGATATTGATTTTAATGTATACTGGCATGAGGATCGGGGAATTACTGTCATTGACCGCTGACAACGTCTTTTTGGACAAACAATACATGATCGGCGGTTCAAAATCCGAGGCGGGTATTGATCGGGTTATCCCGCTCCACGATAAGATTGTACCACTGGTTGAAAAGCAACTTGGAAAAGCCAAGAACCTTATGCGTGACGAAAAAGGTCGTAAACTTTCTTACGCAAAAGCACTGGAGCAGTTTAAGGCATTCATGGTAAAATACGATTGGGAACACTTACCACATGATACACGGAAGACCGGGGTAAGCCTAATGCACTCTGCGGGAATCCCAATGGAAGTAATTCGCGTTATCGTTGGTCACTCTGGTAAGGGTGTTACTGAAAAAGTGTACCTTTACAAGACCCCTTACGAATTGGTGGAAGCCGTTAATAAGATTAAAATCGTGTAGTCTGCGTGTAACCTGTGTGTAACCTTTTTGTAGGTTGCCCCCTCAAACAGAGCAAAATAGAAACAAAAAAAGACCCCGCCACTACTGGAGTGACGGGGTTTGTAGAGACTTGAAAATGTTTTGATATGAAATTTGTCTTCCTTATTATATAAGGATTATTCAGCGGTTTGTAGGCTACTTGTCACCTATTATTTCCCGTTCCAACGAGCCTTGGTTTTTCGCACATCCACATGGGTGAAGGTGCTATAGATTCCAATTCCCCCGCTATTGGGTAATAATTTTTCTACATATTGAGCAACCTTTTTAGGAGTGACACCCGTTACTTTTATGTCGGCAGCCATCCCGTATAAGTGTTGGGAATATGTTGTACCCCCTACCGCTTTGTTTCTTGTCGGGGTACGATAAGCTGAGGTAATCGTCACTGCTTTCCCGAAATGGGTTCTGACTTTTTGGAGAACTTTTACCAGTTCGGGAGCAATGAAGATTGGGTCTGATCCATCAGAACAAGCAAACTCCCTTACTCTAAAGTTGGTAGATAATTTCTTATTGCCGTCTTTTTTCTTGGAATATGCGTTGATGGTAGTCAACTTACTCACCCTCTTTTTTAGTTTGTGTACCGAAGTAGAAAGCAATGATTGTGGTGAAGATCATTAAGAATTGATCCCCAGCGATCACATTGGTAATGGCTAAAAAGCAAAACACAATGGTTAATAAAAGTGTGACGATGCTCTTAATTGTGAGCAACTTGTTTAATCTTTCCTTCATAGTAAGTTCCTCCTTATCGAATTACTGTCCATTCTTGCATTTCATTGTAAATATGATCTACAAAAGAATTGCCACCCAGCATCTTATATGCCCTATAACAGAAGCATAAATTTTCATACTCATATTGGTGTAACTTCTTATCGTCAAGGTGACGATAGTAGATACTTACGATCTCCGAGCGAAGTAAACATTTTACCCCCTCCTTGATTAAAGTACCTCCAAAAACTCTTTCCCGAATCGGTTTAATGAGCATGACAATGAGGGCAACAATACAAGTGACGCTACTTGCATAATCACCGATTGTTTCCAGCATGACATTCACCTCCGATTAGAATTCATACACGGCACGAAGAACAACATCGTTTCTTGGGCTTGTCTCATTGATTGCATTTCCAACGATTCTGTCATTCCACACATAAACTTTCTTGACACAACGGGACTCTGCGCTTGCCGATGCTTCTACGGGAATGTCTACTAACCAAGAGTGACCCGCCCAGTTAGAACCGCTATAACAACGCTTTGGAATATAGGACGCAACAACATCACCGTTTGTTGCACCGCCGTTTGTAGTGTCATAATCACTCCAAAGCAGAACCCAACCGTTCTTGCACTCCGACAGTTTCTTGGATGGGGTGACTGTCTGAGCAGCGTTCATAAACACAGTACCCGACCAGAGAGGAGAAGGATTGTTGTCCCAAATGGCTTTCCAGCCTCTCCACGAGCCGTTGTCAAGATAGTTAGTAAAGACACTACCTTCAGAACCAAATGCCAATACCCAACCATAGGCGGCATAATTCTTATGGATTAAATAACGCCAACTCTCAATCGTGTTGGGAGCATTGGTAGCCGTGGAGTTAGCCCCACCACCAGAGTAACAAGTGTGGACACCAGCGGAAAGCCCGGCAATCGTGGTGAGAACATTCCCAGTAATACTGAGTTTTTGTCTACCAGCGGTATCTGTCAGTAACATATCTAACAGACCAGTAATCGCACTCAACTCATGGGAATGAGAAGTAGGTGCAAACTCACTTGCGTGTTTACCATCTACCGTATCCGCATTACCACCGTTGGCTGGCAGAGAAGCGGGGATGGTGGGGATCGTGGGCTTATTGCTCAGATCGTTATAACTACCAGATGTCGCAACAGTAGACAGTCCAGTAACCATGCTTGCGGGGTGAGTGCTTGGGTGAGTGTAGGCCGCTGGAATTGTGGGCTTGTCACTCAGTTCGTTGTAACTGTGACCGTGAGTGGTAGGTGCAAAACCAGTGTGGGTATGCTCGGTGGGTGCGTATCCCGTGTGAGTGTGATTCTGAGGTGCGTAACCGCTATGCTCGTGAGTAGCAGAGGCATAGCCCGTGTGTTCATGGGTCGTAGGAGCGTAGCCATCGTGGGTGTGGATGGACTCAGCTTTACCATCAATGTCGGTTTGCATTTCCTCCAGAGTATCGGTCAAGCATACCGCCATGTCACCATCGACATACACTTGGTTGGTAGACCACTCGGGGCTAAAGTTAGGGTTAGACATAATTTGTTACCTCCAAAAATATTAAACTAATTGTGCGGTGTAAATCGAAAGATTATAAGTTTGTGTCTTATCATCTTGATTGCGTAAAGTCATGTTACCGTAATTGTCAATCGTCAGTAACATATTGGTGGACAGCGGTATCTCAACCGCATGAATAGAGTCCGACCAGTAAAATAAACCAAGGGGGCAACTGGTTACACCCGTATCGACATAGCCAGTATAATAACCCGCCGAAGTAAGTTTTTTCGCGGTGTTAATGGTTGGGGTTACACTGAACGGATTTGTGATCCCCAACTTGGTTTTTAACGAGTTTAAGTTATTTACACCAGTGCCTCCCTTTTCTGGTGCTAAAATACCATAAAAATCAGAGGCACTTGCTCTTGTCCCCACCGTCTTCCAATACTGACCGTTATACACCAGTAAGATGGGTTTATACGCAATCAACCAACCGCGGTTCTCTGGTGTAAGATTTGTGCTTGTGGCATAAGAACTACTCTGGTAAAGGTTGGAAGTGTTAGTACCCATCTTAATGCTGACAGTAACGCTCGTGCTGGTTTTCTGCGGGATAAACATCATCGAAGTTCCCGCTTTTAGATCGTTAAGTTGTGTATCCGCAACATAAAGGACGCCATCCACCGAAACACCTTGAACAACGGGAATGTTGATATTACCAAGTTGTTCATCAATTTTATCCCAGTTGGGGTTAAGTGCCGTAATATCGGCGGGATCGGTCAGTTCTGGTTTAACTAAACCAGTGTAAGTAGTTGTTGTACTCATGAAATATCACCTCGTATTCAGTTCTGAAGTGGTACGCGCAGTAAAACTTCCTCCCAGTTAGGGAAGTCAGCGTTTACATTGCCCCAAGTAGCATGGTTATTGTTGACTTGTAACCAAGTGTAGTAGTTTCGATCAACTTGGAACATTAAGTGCGCTGGGATTTTTTTGCGTAACTCCTGTTCGACATTTTCAAACTTATATTGTTTGTTATTTTTAGGTGGAGAGATTAACACATAGACAGTACCATCCTTAAAATAAGATGTTGCCGTACCACCTGTGAAAATACTCACAATATCAGCTATGGATTTAGTGTTTAGTTTCGGTGTTTTGAACATTCTGGCTAAGATCGTTTCCCGGCGATCCTCCAACCAAGTTTCCAAATCATCATTGCCTTGTGGTAATGGAGTAATCCCCAAGAAACGCTCCCACTGGGAAACTCGCACCTCGTCAGCGTCACAAATGTACGCATTCCCAAGCAGTCTGGTGAGTTGTTCGTGCAGTTCCTCAACCTGTAAACTTTGGGTTTCAATTAACATCTGAAACTCTCGGATTGCCTTAATGACTTCGGGGTAATAACTTAACATTTGTTCATTATAATCAATCTTGTAAGTCTCCATCATTAAACACTCCAAACACTGTTCTCAGTATCCAATACTGCGACCTCACCGTCTACAAGAGGCACACCATTGATAAATGTGGACGCACTGGCATCCATTGTTACTCCCTTAACGGTAATCGCTAACGAAACAACATCTCCGACACAGGCAGTATTATAAATTTTTGCCGAAATAGGAGCATAATTCACACCAAGTTTGTCAAATGCAATGGATTTTAAGTATTCATCAACCGCCTCTTGAACGCCAACTGGAGAAGTATAACCGTCCTTTAATGTTACTCGGCAATTAACCGTAACTGGAACTTCGGTCGCAGTGTCAACCGTGACAATCGCTCCAATAGGAGCTTGACCATTACCCATACCGCGCCCCTGTGGGTATGTGTCACCTGTGGTGTTATCGTCAATAGTTGCCGTCGCTGGGTCGAAATGTTGTTGTACTTGCTCAACCAACTCAGCACTGGCACTCTGGTTTTCGGGGTTTAAGATCACCAGTTTTACGGTATTAACACCATTCCAACATGGGAGGATTTTATATTTACCAATGCCGTCATACTCACTTAACCACTCCTCATATTGCGACACATTCCCGTCAATGGGAGGATTTTTGCAGTGGACTTGTAAGCGGTATCTATATGCCTCGGTTTCTTCCTCGTCCTCACCATAAGTAAGTACCGAGGTGAGGGTAGCATACGATAAACCGTCCACAAAGGTAATTGGGGTCAAGTAGCCGAGATAGTCATTTGGTTCAGAACCAGCGGTTTCGCATACTAACTCAAAAGCATAGAATTCATTCTCGTCCGTGGGGTCAGATAACTTTCTGATTACGCTATAATTGAATTCGTCCAAGTTGAAGCGACTACCGATTTCTACATTCACATCAAACTCGCCTTTGAAATGACTGCAAGTTGCCTCATTGATTTCCAAACCAACTTGATTGCCGAATTTGACAAGATACTCTTTGGATGAAGTTTCAATAAAGGTTTCCTCCAGAATCATATCCATTTCGTGATAGGCGGTTTCCAATTCAAGTGCTATCGGCGCCAGTGCCGTATAAATGATTGAAGCAGTTCTGGTGTCTAAGTCTGGATTCCGATCTCTGACATAACCCAACATATCACTCAATATGGTTTCAAATGTCTTGTTTTCAAACATCAATAAGTCACCTCCTTTTCTTCTTTGATCTCGCCGTAGATTGTATGAACAATAAATTTTACAATAAGTTTACTTTTATCCGTTTCAAACTCAAAATCTGAAACGCCAGTAATTCGATCATCGTTCAGCAATGCTTCAGCGATCCGCTCTGGAATAATTGCCATGACATAATAGATTGGCTTTCCGATCAAGTCCAATGTTTTTAAGCCATAGGTGTACGGATAAATAATAAACTGGTCTGCCTCAGTGTTAAGTGTCAAATAAACGCTTTGCTTAACGGCATCCAACCCGTCTATTCGACCACCGATGGCGTTATAAGTGTCAGTGATGCCGAAGGTTTGAGTTTTTTCCTGTTCTTCTTCCAAGTCCAGAAATAAAAAATCCGTATCCACGGTATTTGGCATTATTTAATCACCAACTTTCAAGAAAACTTCAGCCCGGTATGTACCTTTGGATAGGGCTTCTTTATGTGTAGCAACTACAAGGTCGATTCGATTGCCCTTGATCGCGCCACCAGTGTCCTCAGCGTGGTACACAACGCCGTTAATTTTAATATATGACCCAAGAGGAATCTTTTTGGGGTCTACCGCACAGCCACCAACATGGGGAGTCGTACCTGTTGCGGTTTTATAAGGTGCGCCAGCGTTACAAATGTGTGGATATTGCTCACAACAATAATGTGTGATCTTGTATGTGCCAATGCTTTTCCACTGACCACTCGTACTGTAACCAGTGTTCACAATACCACCGATATTGACAGAGCTTTTGTAAACCTTCTCCACGGTGCTTAACACCAGATATTTATTGCCAGTCGAATACTTGATAACGATGACTTCTTCTCCATCGTCAACTGGTGTATCCAATACAATGAACTCCTCGGTTAATTTCCAAGTGTCGCTAATTTTTATTACAAGCGGGTCACTGGTCTCAACCTTACCAAATATGACTTGGAGTGCCTGTTCACTGATCGCCTCAACACTAACCTTTTGGATAGTTTTTATAATATCGAAACTCATAACAAGCACCCCTAATCCTTATTTAAGAATGTAACTGGATTGACTTGACTA